ATACGTTTAACAGCCAAGATAAGAAAGAAAATTCTAAGAAGGTTTTTCAATATCTTGTCGATAAGCGCTGCCGTAGATTATTAGAAGATGTTAAGGAATTCATTTGATATGGTAAATAAAGTTACATGGCGTGTACATGAAATTATAGAGAAGGCCTCTGCAGCTAAAACAAAAGCAGAGAAGATTAAGATCCTGCAAGAGCATCAAAATAACTGGGCACTCAAGGATGTGCTACGTGGTACATTTGATGATAGTGTACAATGGTTGTTACCTGAGGGTAAACCACCATATGAGCCAGCAGACGAATCTAGTGTTCCATCAAATCTCGTAAAACATAATAAGAAGTTTGCTAATTGGGTAAAGGGCGGTCCTGGTGAAAGGATGCCTGCATTCAAGAGGGAAAAGATCTTTATCGATACTTTGGAAGTTATTCATCCAAAGGATGCTGAGTTGTTGTGCAATATGATTGACAAGAAACAACCAGCAAAAGGTATTACCAAGAAACTAGTACAGGAGGCATTTCCAAATTTAATTCTAAAGTAACAAACTCAGGGAGAAACAATGAGTAAAATTCAGCTTGATAGATTACGTAACGATTTAACAGAATTAGAACAATATATAAACAAGGTTAAAAAGAAGGGTAATAAAGACCTAGTGTCGAAACTCAAACGTAAATACGAGTTTTTATCAACGCGTATAGCTGAAGCCTCATAGTAGGAAAATAACTGTGTCAGCTGGTTATTTTTCATGATATAATATAATCAGCTGACATAGGATTAAAAATGCCAAGTTACACAATGATTAATGTAGAGACTGGTGAGGAAGAGGATATGATCCTTTCTCTCTCAGAACGAGAAGCTTTGCTTGCAGAAGGCAAGTACAAACAAAAACTAACCACAGCAAAATTTGTATCAGGAGTTGGAGATACTGCTCGAAAAATGGCAGGATCTGGCTGGAATGATGTATTGAACAAAGTCAAAAAAGGCTCAACAAAAAATAATACAATTAATTCATGATGAAAAAAAGAACAAAAACTGTGAACAACTCAATGTCTGTACGTTTAGACGATCTACTACAGTTTGAAGCAATCACATTAAATCAAGAGAAGTGTTACGAGGCTTGGGATGAGGGTTATAATCTTGTATTAACAGGAACTGCAGGTACAGGCAAAACATTTAATGCTTTATATCTTGCGCTTGAGGATGTGCTTGATAAAGAGACAGAGTATGACAGACTAGTCATTTTAAGATCCATGGTTCCTACAAGGGACATGGGATTCTTACCAGGTACAAAGGCCGAGAAAGAAGAGGCTTTTACTACACCATATAAAAACATTTGTCATGAGTTATTTGGTGATAAAACATCTTATAATAAAATGATAACAGCTGGTCAAATCCAGTTTGAGTCTACATCTTTTATTCGTGGTACTACATTTGATAATGCGATTATTATTGTAGATGAGATGCAGAACTTAAACTTCCATGAATTAGATTCTGTAATTACACGCGTAGGCAGACATACAAAGATTATTTTTAGTGGTGACTATAAACAGAGTGATTTTAAATATGACGATGAAAAACAAGGCATTATAAAGTTCTTACAGATTGTAGAACAATTAAAGAATTTCGCAGTTATAAATTTTGGTTGGGAAGATATTGTCCGATCAGACTTTGTAAGAGATTATATTATGACAAAAGAAATGTTAGGATATTAAGAGGAGAACATGGCAAAATATTCTAGATTCGACCCCCGCAATAAAAAACGTGGTAAGCACAAAAGTGAATCACTTGAAAAAGATTTACGTATTCGAGAAGTACAAGATTATGAATCAAAACGAATGTTAAATGAAGTGATGTATGATGACAAATATGACTATGACGAGCTTAAAAACCAGAAACTCCACGGTTGAAAGCATAGCAGCTGCATTATCACTGCGTTACCAATGGGAATCGTTGGTAGCTGATTATAAACTTGATAGCTATCATGGTACTATAGATAATCTAAAGTGGTTTATTTTACATGGAAAGAAAGGCAATCGGTTTCGTAAGAATTTTGAAGAAGCGCAAATGATCGCCAAAAACATTATTGAGTATTACAATGAAAACACTAATATATCAGGTTTACACAGGTAAGAGATCTAAACTATACGATCACTGTACTGAATCTGTAAAGGCATATTCAAAAAGAATTGGTGCTGACTATCAATGTCAACGGCAACCAATTCTAATGATCAAGCCAGATCCATTCATGACAAATAGAAGCAAAGAGTCATATGAAAAGTATGGCGGATTCCTACCAATCTATGAAAAGGAAAACGCGTTCACGTATCTTAAATCATATGACAAGATCGCGATCATTGATGCAGATGTTTGGGTAAGACCTGAATGTAATGAGTCTATTTTTGATGATTCAGGCGACAGTGAATTTGCGGGTGTTATTGAACGTGATATGCCTATCACAAAACAATACACAGCTAAGCTTGCTAACTACACACGTATGCAATACAGTATGAACTCATTAAGTAATCTGTTTGATTGGAAACATCCTGCGGGTGCTAATTTCTACAATATGGGCATTATGGTAATTAATAAGAAAATCTCAAAGTACTTAAATGGAGAGACGCCACATCAATTCTTAAGACGTCCTAGATTTAAACCATTTGTTGATGGTATAGGTGCATGGAAATGGTCTACTGATCAGACACTCCTAAATGTATGGGTTAAAGAAGAGAATATGAAAGTGACTAATCTTCATTGGAAATGGAATGGTTTGTACACTGCAAATACTAAAATTAAGGAATGTAACTTTGTTCATTTCTTCTTAAAAGATAAACTGCCTAATAGAGGTGAAAACGTAGAAGAGTTGATGAAACATGTTTCTTAAAAAAGTTTTTATACATATACCCAAGAATGCTGGTATGACAATTCGTCGTAGTCCACAACTTGCAGACAAGATTATTCCTGCAGGACCTCAGGTACATAAGTCAAAGGAATATACTCAGTCTGTAAAAAACCATATGGACGGTATTGGCGATCACCATGGCTTTGAACATGCAAGATGGCGTGATTGTAATCGAAGCATTGTAGATGGCCATGGTTCATTTGCTGTTGTTCGTAACCCTTGGGATCGTGTTGTATCTCGATATTTCTTTGCAAAGAAAGTAATCGAAGTAGAGAAAAAAGAGCCTGTTGGTAAACATAAGATTGACTCATTCGAACACTTCCTAGAAGAACGTTTTGAATGGGGTAATATGGATTATATGTGGCATCGTGCTATTCGTGGTTGGTATCCTCAGAAAGAGTATGTTACTGATGAGAAGGGTAATCTAAAGTGTGACATTATTAGATTTAATAATCTAAACCAAGACTTATGCACTTATTTTAAAATGACAGAAATGAGTAGAGCTCGTAATGTTACTGCGTTAAATAAAGGTACATATAAAGACTTATATACTCCAGAAACAATTCAAATCATTGCTGATTGGTACAAGGACGATATTGATTTTTGGGGATTTGATTTTGACACTGGTCCAACTAAAAACTTTTGGGCCGCAACAAACGATTGGAGAACTGCGCTATGATGGGCAATCCTAATAATTCAGACTCAGCTAATATTATGAAGCTGATACCTGAAGGATCCGTTGGAGCTGAGATCGGTGTGTGGATGGGAAGTTCATCTCGCAAATTCTTAAAGCGAAGATTAAAGAAATTTTATATGGTAGATCCATGGGCAGTAGAAGGTTACAAGCCTGCTATGGATGCTAATGATGAAACATTTAACTATCAGAAATACTTGAATAAGTATAGTAAACTAGTTGGATCTAATAAACCAGAAGACTTTCAAAAGTTCTATGATAAGACTTATGCTAAAGTATGGGATGAGTTTAGATCTTATCCTGAAGCTGTAATTTGTAGAGAAAATTCTACAGACTGGTTTAATAATTATGATGATGAAAAGTTAGATTGGATCTATATTGATGGAGACCATTCTTACACTGGTGTCATTAATGACTTAAACAATTGCTTACAGGTTATGAAAGAAGGCGCTGTCATCTTTGGTGATGATTATAAGTGGGGCGACAACCGCGGTGATAAAGGTGGTGTAAAGAAAGCCGTTAATGAATTTATAGAAAATAACGGTTATACATTAAATAAACACGGAACAAATCAATTTAGCATAAGGTTACCATGATTTCTGCTGACATCATATTCTTAAAAGACCATGAAAAGTCTTCGGCTCTTGCAGATGATTGTAAAGAGAGCTGTGACAAGTATGGTATTAGTGCTACAATGGTTCCTGGTATATCACCGGTGAATCTATCATACTATGAAATGAAATATCCAATTAAGCCATTGCCAGAGAGTCGAGCATGGGATTATGAGAAACAACGTCAGCCTATGTTGCAAAATAAAAAATCATGTTTTATGAATCACATTTTATTTTGGAAACGTGTAATAGCTTCAGGTAAACCTAGAGTATTTTTAGAGCATGATGCATTAGCACTTCGTCCACTGGACAAAATGGAATTTGATGAAGTACTAGTTTTAAATATGGATTCTGCATTTAGACATAATAAGAATTTATGGAAAAAACATAAAGAGTCATATGTTTATAAAAATCAAAAGCCAGAGGTAAGACCACTAGAGTCATCTCTTCGCTATTGGAAGAATAATGTTTTTAACGGTGGATACTGTGTTCCAGGTACGGCATCATATGCAGTTACTCCTAAAGGAGCACAAAGATTATGGGATTCGGTATGGAAAAATGGTTGGGATCAGAGTGATTTCTTCATCAATACAAAAAATGTAAATATCGAATATGTAGATCCTGATGTGTTTGGTTTTAACGGAGTAAATTTACAAACAAGTAAGGGTTTTTAAATGGGAAACGATATCTCAAATAAGTCTGTTTTCTCAGGTAGTTATAGTAACAAATTTGGTAGAACAATTTGTGAAGTACATAGAGA